ACGGCGTAGAGCGCGCAATCAAGCTGGCGAAGCAGGACCCCGAGGCGAAGAACTACCCGTTCCTGAAAGCCTCCAACATCAAGTATCCCGTGCTGACCGCTGCGGCGATCCAGTTCGGGAGCCGTGCTTACGGCGCTGTGACGCGCTCTGACCAGCCCACGGTCACGAAAGTGCTGGGCGATGATCCGAACGGCCTCAAGGCGGCCCGTGCGTCTCGCCTGACGGCGTGGAACAACTACCAGCTCATGTACGCCATGGATGAATGGGACAGGGGCACGGACGAGCTTTTGCACACCATCCCGGTCACGGGCGCATCGTTCCGCAAGGTGTATTGGGACGCCTCGCTTGGCCGGATCGTGGCGGAACATACGAGGGCGCAGCATGTCTGCGTCCACAATGACAGTCCCAGCTTCGACCGCGCCCCGCGCCAGACCCAGCCGATTGAATACTATCCCAGCGAAATCCGCAGGCTGATCAAGCTCGGCAAGTGGGCGAACCACAAGTACGACGCTGATGACACCGAAGACAGCCAGAAAGCGGTTCGGTATCTTGAGCAGCTCCGGTTCATCGACCTTGACGGCGATGGTCTTGACGAGCCGTACATCGTGACCGTTGAAGAATGCTACGAAACGCCTGTGCGGCTTGATCCGGCATTCTCCAAGCGGTCCATGATGGTGACCGGCATGGGCGATGTTGAAACCATCCTGCGGGAAAGCCCGTGGATTGATTACAACTTCCTGCCCGACATGGACGGCTCCGTGTACGGCATGGGGTTCGGCCAGCTCCTTGAAAGCCTTGGCGCTGCGATCAACACGATGCTGAACCAGATCGTTGACGCCGGCACACGCCAGAACACGGGCGGCGGGTTCATTGCAGAATCCTTGCGTCTCAAAGGTGCGCGCGGCGGCGTGATGCAGATCAACCCCGGCGAATACAAGTTCGTGAAGGCAGACGGCCAAGCCCTGACGAACAGCATTCATACGCTGACATTCCCCGGCCCGAGCCCGGTGCAGTTCCAGCTTGTCGAGTTCCTGCTGGGCGCAGCGCAGGACATCACAGCGGTCAAGGACGTGCTGACGGGTGATGCGCCAAGCGGTCAGGCCATGGGCTCCACTATGGCGCTGATTGAGCAGGGCTTGCAGGTCTTCTCCACGATCTACACGCGCGTCTATCGCTCGATGCGGCGCGAACTGCGTTTGATGCACCGGCTGAACGGGCTCTATCTCCCGGCCGAGACGTACATGAAGTTCCAGGACAGCCCCGACCTGCAACAGATGGTGCAGCAGGGCTATGACATCCGGCAGGAGTTCGACCTTGAGGGCATGGATGTTGCCCCGAGCGCTGACCCCAAGTCCGTGACGGATATGCAGCGCATGATGCGGGCAGAGTATGTCGGGCAGTTCAAGGGAATGCCCGGCATGAACACGGCGGAGATCATCAAGTTCCAGCTTGAGGCCGCGCATATTCCGAAGCCGGAGCGGTTCTTTGCGCAAGGGCCTGACCCGATGGCGGGCCTCGCGCAGGAGAAAGCCAAGCATGAAGTGGCCGGCGAGAAGGCCAAGGTCATGAAGACGATGGCCGAGGCTGAGAAGATCAACCAGGAGGCAGAGAATGCAGCGCTTGAGCGCGGAGCAACAATCGGAATGGCTGGAGGAATGGGCGGCATGGAAGGCCAGCCCGATGACACGGGCGTTCTACCAGTGCCTCAGCCAAATGGCGCAGGCCCAGCGGGACAAATGGGCGGCCAGTTTTGACCATCCCGAACCGCCCGGCCCGCAATACTGGAGCCAGTTGAAGTTCCAGGCCCTTGCCATTGAAGACATCACTAACCTGACAGGAGAAGACATCCTTGACCAACTACAAGCCCCTGCCGAAGCTGACTGACCTTGATCCCGGAATCGAGGTGTTCGAGTTCAACATCCTTGTCCTGCCGCGCCAGCTTGAGGAAAAGACGAAAGGCGGGCTGCTGCTTGCCGAAACGTCCCTTGAGCGTGAAGACGAGGCAGGCATCGAGGGCCTTGTGGTCCGCGCCGGGGAGTTTGCGTTCCATTTCGAGGACGCAAACGGCAATATCGAGCCGTGGAACAGCAAGCCGGAGCCCGGTGATGTGGTGATGTTTGCGCGTTATGCCGGCGGGCGCAATTTCATCGGCACGGACGGGCGCCGTTATCGCATCATGAAGGACAAGGACATCCTCGGCGTGCGCCGGACTGAGCCTGCCAAGGTGATCGCATGAGCATCGAAGCCGATACCGAAGACCATGTTGAAGAAGCTGCGCTTGCTGACGAGGCGGTAGAGCTTTCCGAAGTCGAACAGCTTGCGTCCGAGCTTGGCTGGAAGCCCCGCACGGCTTGGAAGACGAAGCCCGGCCAAGAAGATACGTGGACGGACGCCGCAACGTTCATCCGCCAGACCAAGGCGAAGGCTGAAGCGACCCGCAAGGAGCTGATCGACACGAAAAAGAGCGTTGACGATGCGGTCGTCAAGCGTGTCGAGGCGATGGAGCGGATGGTCCGCACCAAGCATGAGCGCGAGCTTGCCAGTGTCCGATCGGAATACACCACGCTGATCCGTCAGGCCGTTGCCAAGGGTGACGAGCGGGCAGAAGACGCGCTCCGGGCTGAACTGGAAGGCATCGAGAAGGAATACGAAGACCTTACGCAGGTCGAACTGACCCCCGAACAGCTCAAGAAGGCTGAAGACGAGTGGGTTGAGAGCTTCCCGATCAGCTATCCCAAGGTCCAGAAGCCGTTTTGGGAAGACCACGCATGGCTCCTCGATGACGAGGCGGACATTGAAGACTTTGGCCTCGTGGAGGCCGAGATTACCCGGATGATGCAAAGCGGCCGCTCCCTGCCTGAAGCGCTGGAAGCCGCTGACAAGCTGATCCGGAAGACGTTTGCCGAACGGTACGAGGAAGACCCCGAACCGGTGCGGCGAGCGGAAAAAGACGGCCCGAGAGTGCCCGTCCTTGGCAGTGCACGCCGGGGCGCAGCGAAAACTCTGGCCTCGCGGCTACCGCCTGAAGCGCGGACGCAGGCTGCGAAAGACATCAAGCAAGGGCTTTTCGGTTCCTATGAGGAATGGGCCGAAGTCTATCAGGAATCAGGTGGAGAACTGCTATGAGCGAGACCGAACAGGAACAAGTGAAGCCTCGCCGGGGCGCCCGCGTAAAGTCGGGACCGAATGCAGAGCTTGCCAAGCGCCGCGCGGAGCGGATGCAGCGCGGATCTGTTGACCATGGGTTCAACAAACGGCTCGGCCTTGATGACGGCCAGCTAGATCACGCAAACTATCGCTATCGGTGGGTCAACGACACGCCGGGCAACGTCTCGCAGCTTACAGCCCGTGAATGGGAGCTGGTGCCAAGCGAGGAAATCGGCGGGCAGGAAGTCGTCCGTCACGCAGGCACCGACCCGAACGGGAAGGGAATGCAGACCGTGCTGATGCGCAAGTACAAGCCGTGGTTCGAAGAAGACGCCGCCGCTGCGCTGACGCTGCACAAGAAGAACATGGCCGACATGATGCGCGGCACGAGCGACATCCAGCGCGCTCCTGACTCCGATGGGCATGAATACGCCCTCAAGACCAATCGTATCGAAGACGTGGCGATGCGCCCCGTGCGCAACCCGGACTTCGAATAACCCCCTCAATCAATTCAAAGGCAAAACCCAATGGCTAACGTCAATTCGGCGTTTGGCTTGCGCCCGGTGCGTTACCTTGGTGGAGGTCCCTACAATGGGGCCTGCAACACCTACGTCGCACTCGCAAGCTACGCGACCAACATGTTCATCGGTGACCCGGTTGTGGTCACGGGAACATCCGTCGCCGGCACGTCCGGCGGTTCCTACCAGGTCATCAACGTGGCCACGGCAGGCGCAACGAACCAGATCACCGGCGTCATCGTCGGCTTTGGTCCGACGCCTTCCATTGTGCAGAACGGCTACGGCCTCGCGTCCACGCTGCGTGAAGTCTACGTTGCTGACGATCCGAACCTCCTGTTCGAAATTCAGGAAGACTCGGCCGGAAACGCAGTTGAGCTTTCCGAAGCGGGCTGGAACGCTAACCTCGTATCCGGATCGGGCTCGACCTACACGAAGAAGTCCGGCTGGATGCTGGACTCCTCGTCGGCTGCGTCTGACGCCACCTTCCAACTGACCATTCGCAACGCCATTGACCGTGCTGATAACACGGCCGTGGAGGATTACGCGAAGTATCTGGTCACCATCAACATCCACACGAACCGCCCTGCGGCGGTAGCGGGGCTGTAAACCATGACAGTCATCACACGTTCCGCCCACCCGTCAGCGCTTTGGCCTGGCGTGAAGGCATTTTTCGGGAAGACCTACAAGGAAATCCCGATGCAGTGCGACATGATCTTCAAGGAAGAGTCTTCGGACAAAGCCTACGAAGAAGTCGTGGAATCGACGACCTTTGGCTATGCTTCTGTGAAGAAGGAAGGCCAGTCGATCACCTACGATTCGGACTCCGAAGGCTACAAGAACCGTGCAACGCACGCGGTCTACGGCCTCGGCGCCATCGTGACGCGCGAGGAAAAGGAAGACAACCAGTACGAAGCCAAGGGCAAGCGCCGGGCGGGAAATCTGGCCTATTCCATGCGTCAGACCAAGGAAGTGGTTCACGCCGGCATCTTCAACACCGGCTTCTCGACCACTTACGGCGACGGCGCGGCACTGTTCTCGACGGCTCACCCGACGCTGGCGGGCAACAAGGCCAACAAGCTGGCCGTGGATGCAGAACTTTCGGAAGCGGCGTTGGAAGATGCCCAGATCGAACTGTTCCTGTTCACGAACAGCCGTGGCCTGCGCATCAACGTCAGCCCGAAACGGCTGATTGTTCCTCCGCAGCTCTCGTTCGTCGCAAAGCGGCTCCTGTCGTCTGACAAGCAGCCCGGCACGGCGAACAACGACATCAACGCAACGAAGGCCATGGGCCTGATCAGCGAAGATTTCGTCAACTACCGTTACCTGACCAGCCCAACCGCGTGGTTCCTGCAAACGGATGTGCCGGAAGGCCTTGTCCGCTACCAGCGCCGCGCGATGGAGCTTCAGCAGGACAACGACTTCGACACCGAGAACGCCAAGATGAAGGCCACGGAGCGTTATTCCGTGACCTGCAATGACTGGCGTGCGGTCTGGGGTTCGGACGGCGCTGCCTGATGGCTCAGGATTTCACCGGCAATGATTATCTCAGCGGACAGCCTTACGGGCTGTGTGACCGCTGCGGTGAGAAGCACCGGCTGAAATCCCTGCGCAAGGAATGGACTAACCTCAAAGTGTGCGGGCCGTGCTTCGACCCACGGCCCGCACAACTCGACCCGCCGCAGATCGATCCGAACGAAGGCAAGCCGCTGCCAGACAGCCGCCCCCAAGTCCTGATCGAAGCGACGGATGAACAAGCCAATTACGATCCGGCATCAGGCAGGTCATGAGCATCACATGGACCCTCACCGCAGGCGGCCTTGTCATCGAGGCGGCGCAGCGTATCCAGATGTTGGGGCAGGGCCAGAACTTGTCTGCGCACCAGCTTGCGCGGGGCCTCGCGCATCTGAACGCGCTCTTGAAGCTGCTCCAGACGCAAGGCCCGAGCCAATGGCGGCGTGCGAGCCAGACTGTTGACCTTGTCCAAGCGCAGGCGAGCTACACGCTGAGCCCGAGGCCGGACAGGGTAAGGGATGCGTTCTACCAGGAAGAAAACGGCCGCGAGCTGATCATGGGCCGCTGGAATTACGACGACTACGAAATGCTGCCCACGAAGACGCAGCAGGGCAGGCCAGTGGTCTACACGATTGACCGCCAGCGGGCGAACACGTCGATTGTGGTGTGGCCTACGCCTGACGCGACTTCGGCGGCGCGCACGATCCGGGTCAGCTATGACCGCGTGATGGAAGACGTGACGGAAAGCGCGAGCGAGATTGATGTGCCGCAGGAATGGCTGGACACGGTAGCCGATACCGTAGGCGGACGGCTTGCGGTGGATTTCCGCATCGAGAACCCGAGCGCGCAGGAAGTGAAGCAGAGGGCGCAGGCATCGCTTGCCGAACTGCTTGGCTCTGACCGCGAAGAATCAATCACCTTTGTCATTGGAGGCCCCAGATGAGCAAGAAACAGGACACCGCAAAGCCGACGCCGGCGCAACTGAAGCTGCTTCGCCGCGCCGTGCGTGAGAAGCTGGGCATCGATACCGCGCTGGCAAAGAAGAAAAAGCCGGTGCTGACCGACCCCGATGAGGAAATGGCGTCCAAGGGCAAGGTGGCCCGCAAGGGCTATGCTTCGGCTGTGAGCGGCAATGCCTGATGGCGACACGGCTTGTCCCGAACAGGACTTTGGCGGTTCGGGTTGGCTATGTCGCAACAGACTGGACGCAGAAGCCGACGCCGGAAGCCTATGAGGCTGCGCTGAGCGATTGGGACGTGAAGGTTATCGCGCGGGACGGCCTTGCCATTGGCGCGGCGTACTTCAAAGGCCCGGAGTTCCACGTTTCAATCTTGCCGGAATGGCGCCGAAAATGGCTGACGCGGGGCCTGTTGAAAGAACTGATTGCCGAGCCGGTATCGGTTACGCGCGTCACTGAAGGCCATGAATACATGCACGGGATACTGAAGCGGCTCGGGTTCGAAGACCGGGGCGGCGTGTTCGTAAGGGAAGTTTCACATGGGCATTGAGACAGCCATCATCGGCAGCGCTATTCTCGGGGCTGGAACGAGCCTCTACGGCGCCTCACAAGGCTCTAAGGCAGCCAAGGATGCCGCGTCAGCCCAGACGCAGGCCAACAACCAGGCCATCGCTTTCCAGCGCGAACAACGTGACATCGCCCAGCAGCAGCTCGCCCCCTATCAAGCGCGCGGCAATGCAGCGTTCGCGCTCATGGCGCCTCACCTTGGCATGGGCGGCGGTGCGCCCTCGGCGGCCAACGGTCTAGCGCCGCCACCAACTGGCCTTGGCACGAGCCGCGCGGACCAGATGCAGGCGTATTTCCAGCAGAACAAGCCAGCCATTGAGGCGTTCTACCGGCAGAACGGCAAGACGTTCGACCGCATGGGCCGGGACTGGATGGCGGCGACGGAGCATTATTTCAACACCGAGGGCTGGAAGAGGGGCGACCGGCTTCCGACCCCCGGCGCGCCTGCTACGGGCGGGCCTGCCGTACCCGGAACAACGGGGATCGGCGGCGGGGCAATGATGCCGGGCGGTGACGGCCAGCAGATGGCACAGGGCGGCGGCGACATGGCGGAGTACCAGACGCCGGGTCAGGCCCAAGAAGAAGCGTGGAACAAGTACCGGACGGAGACGACGTTCGGGAAGATCGGTGACTTCTACGCGGACAAGGCGGGCCGGGAATTTGTGGACCTCGCAGGCTCGCAAGGATCGGCGCTGAGCGGACGCACGGCGCGCGGCATGGCAGAAGTCGCCAATGAAGCCGCGATGGGGAACTTCAATTCGTACATGGGCTATTTGGGCGGCATCAGTGATCAGGGTTACGGCGCAACCACGGGCATAGCCTCTGCCGGACAGAACTTCGCCAACAATGCGAGCCAGTTGACACAGGCGAGCGGCTCGGCGGTTGCACAAGGCAAGCTCAACTCTGCCAGCGCATGGCAAAGCGGGCTGTCTGACGTGGCGGGCTGGGGCGGCTGGGCTGCGGGGCAGCTCTACAAGCCGCAGAACAAAGCCGCGTAACGCGAGGGTCCGATGAGCATCTTCCAATCCTTCCAGACCGGCCTTGCCATGGGCCAGCAGCAGCGCAAGGAGCGTGACCGGGACACGGCGCGCAAAAGCGCGGCGGATGCGTTCAAGGCTGGCAATTACGAGATGGCGCCAACAGCCCTGATGGAAGTCGGGGACTTTGAAGCGGCGGATGCCTACACGCGCGCAGGTGACCGCGCTACGGCTGAGCAGCGCCGCAAGACCTACGGCGAGACGTTCAAGACGGGCGGCTGGACCGGGCTTGGCGAAATGGCGGCGGGTCAGGGCGACTTTGAAACAGCAGGCTACGCTCAGGGTCAGGCCCGCGCCAAGACGCTTCAGGATTGGCAAGACCACGACCGCAAGATCACGGTCCAGAAACAGGGCGTGGAGTTCCTTGGTAATGCGGCAAAGCAACTGATCAGCGTGCCGGAGCCGGACAGGCTGACAAAAGCGATGGAATACATCGAGCAATCCGCTTTTGCTGGAAATCAGCAGATCATCGGCGCAATCCAGCAAGCTGCTGCGGATGGCCGGATCACGGACGAAGAACTGGAAAAGTTCCAAGGCTGGACGCTCACCTACGCCCAAGAGCTGGAAGGCCAACGGTGGCAGAAGTCGTTTGATC